GCCCAGGCCCCACCGCTGCGCACCGGAAGCACCCGGGTAGGTCGGACGGAAACCATGGTCTCGGACTGGGCCGAAAGGCGGTTGCTGCCTTTGACGTAGACCACCATAACTGTGACGCCTTGATACCGGCGCGGTACGCGCTCAATGCGCCCGCGCAGGCCGTACCACTGCACTCGATCCTGCTTGTTCGATGTCGTCGATTCCTCGCCAATACGACGTACGCGCACCTCCGGCCGCATGGCTGTCGGGATAGAAATCTTCCGGGTAAAGCCCATCTGATCGGGTGACATGGCGGTGTAGGTCGAAGTCACCGAGGTCCAGGCGCCAGCAGTTGTAATGTCGCGGTACTGAATCTCGACCTTGACACTCACCTGCCGCTGATTTCCGTTCCTCTCGGTGTAGCGGATCATGCCCTGCGGGAAGAAGAAGTCGATCTCCAGGCGGCGGGTAACCTCACCCTCCGGCACTACCGCAAACGGTCCAGACCAATCACCCTCGGTGGTGGAACCGTCGAGCACAATGTTCACATCGCTGGTTTGCAGGGCGTCGAACCCTTCCCAGTCATCATCCTCAGCGCCCGTATCCGTCAGGCGGGAAAGGGTAATAGCCGATGGGCCGTGGCTTTCATCCGCCTCGGTATCGTCGTCATCCTCCTCGGCGTCATCGGATACGGCCGTAATCCGGTAGCGCAGACCGCGATATCCGATCGAGGCCAGCAAATCTCCCGCTTGCAGGCCGATCGCCGGCGCCCCACCGTCATACGCCAGGGTCATCTTGGCGAACTGGCCGTCTACTGCAGCCTCTGACTTCACGCCGGTCGCGAACACCGGCGACACACCGAACACATCGGCGGTCGAACCGCTCAGGGCAAGTGCGGTGCCGGTGAACTGGGCGGCCTGCTCGGCGATGCGCAGTCGTCCGCTGGAGGCGCTAGCCACCAAAGCGGTACCGGCCAGTGCCGTATTCACGGCAGAGACCAGGCCGGCCAGGTTGGTGGTCGCGGTATTCAGGGTTACTGGGAAGTCACTGGCGCCCCGGGATACCGTAAAGCTGACGGGTGATACGTCGAAGTTGAAACGACTTGGCGCGGCGCTGCCCGTTACCATTGATGGCGATCCAGGCACTTCAGGCGTAGCGGGCACCTCCGGGGTGTAGGTGGCCACCACGTATTCGCCGGCATTGGCACCGGCCAGCTCGACCTTCATGCCTACGAAGGCCCCCAGCATCGGCAGGTGCTGGCCGCTGATGACAGTGGCGGTACCGTCTGCCGGCACAGTGAAGGTGTATGGATACAGGATCTCAACCCTGGCGATCATCCCGCTGTCCCACCCGAACGGGAACCAGCCAGCCCCTTCGGGCACCGTCAGGACGTAATCAGAGGCAACGACCGCGTTGCCGGCAAACTGCTGCTGCACCGCAACGGTGGTCGTCAGCGTAAGGCCAGCGCTGCCGGTGTTGGTCGAGCCAACCTCTGTCGAGCTATGCCACCACTGGGCAGCCGTTTCGGCAGACAGGTCCTCGCCTGGGCCAAAGATCTTGTAGGAGGCGGTTGAGCCCAGCGATGCGATGGTAGTGTCACCCACCATCACGTTACTCGGCAGGACCTGATACTTGCCCTTGCCAATGCACAGCAAGAGCTCGGTCCACTGTTCGGTTGGCTCGCCAAAGTAGCGGTGAGCGGGCACCAGGTAGTCGGGGTAGCGTTTCGGGGATCCGGCCAACTCAGGAATCGCATCGTTCAGCGCAGCCTGGTTGCCCTTCACCGTCGACAGGTTCAGCTCCCGCGAAGTCCGGTTCTGCATGTTGGGCGTGGCCGGCTTGACCGGGTCGAATGGGTTGCCCAGGCCAAACAGCTTGGCCAGCGGACCCGGCTTGAAGATGGTCTTGAGGGAGCTGCCCTTCGGCTCGATGTAGATCGACACCTGATCGTCTGGCCCGACCTCGGTTTCACCCCAAGCGGATGCGGCAACCAAGTTGCCGTTCACCACGATGCTGATCGGCGGTACCGGGCGCGGCTCATAGCTCTGCACCTTTTCCTTCAACCAGGCCTCGATGGTCATGGCCTGTTCCAGCGGATGACGCTCAAGCGGGCCGCCTTCAAGCTTGCTCGGAAAGATCTCGATCACGATGGTATTTGACCTTTGGGTAGGATCGCTCGAAGTCGATCAGGCGCATGTTGGTCACCCCGGCAATGGGGTTGATCTCGAAGACCCGCAGTTCGCCGTCAATTTGGACGACGACCCCGACGTGCGTGCAAAGACCACCGTGGATCACGGCAGCAATCGCCCCCGGCACTGGTGGCCCGACGGGCATGAGGTCGGAATACTGGGCGTAGGCCTTGGCTGATGAGCGAAGGTCACGGCGGTCAATCGGGCCGAAGGACGGCAGCGGCGGCAGGCCGAGGACTTCCTCGCGAATAGCTAGGACCAGACCCCAGCAATCGAGCAGGTATCGGCCGCCCACGACCTCGCCCCGCGCCCCGTCTTCGTACGTCGCGGTGAAATATTTGTCGTACATGGGTTAGAGGTATGTCAGCCCTGGGGCAAAGTCGGTGGTGTATCGGTCCCTGTTCCACATCATGTTGATCAGGTCGTAGTAGCCGGCTTCGATCTGGACAGTTGGACCATCCATGGTCCCGCCGAACGAGGTCATGCGGTATGGTCGGTCAGCGGGCTCCCCAGGAATGCTGGCAAGGTACTCGCGGTAAACCATGGTGACCTTGGCCTCGGCGGCAAGTGAAGCGTCCAGCAACTGCTGGGCCTCACCGGTCACGTTGTCGATCACGAAGGTCAGCGTCTGCGCGCCGGAGTTGTCCTTGGCCGGTAGGGCCACGTCAATGGACGAAGCCAGGAACGTGACCGTTTTGCCGGCCTCGGTCGTCGCCCGGAAGTCCTCGTAGTCCTGCACGAGGTACAACGTCTTTTCCCAGGCCGGGCACGATATCTCCAGGGTTGGGACGATGATGTCGCCACCGGATGCATAAACGACCTCCAGAGCCGTCATTTCGGGATCCTCCTGGTTCCGTAGGTTCCCTCCACTGCCTTCGAGTACCGACCATTCCGGCCAAGGCTAGAGTTAAAATCTGCCGCCACAGCATCGAGGATGAGCGTCATGGTGGCCCCATCCATTTGCATCCGTGCGGTTGCAGGCTGCCCGTTGTTTATGATTTTCACATCACGCACCCCGCCTCCCCCGCCGCTGTTTTTCGCAACATCATCCAGCGTCCGATCAAGCTTGGCGCTGGTCTCGGCGGTTGTTACACGCTCGCCCTTCTTCAAGTTCCAGGTGCCATCAGCCGGCACGTAATCGATGCCGTCGTGCGCCTGGCCATCCAGCGAGGCGCCAACAGCGGACATGAGCACACCAGCGGCGCCGGCGGCGGCGATTGCAGCACCAGGTGCAATGGCTGGACCCACGAAGGGAACGCCGATCATGGAAACGAAGGCGTTCAGGGCAGCCATGGCTACCTGCGCGGCGGCGAAGGATAGAAGCGCGTTGCCCATGGATTGAATGAACGTTGAGGCGAAGCCCTCGATATCGAGCTTTCCGGTCTCGGCCCACTCGGTGACAGCATCCGTCAGGTTGGCCAAGGTATCGGCGCCGACCTGCTGCATGCTGCCATAAAGGTCCATCGCTGCTTCGGCCTGTGTGGCAAAGCCGCTGAGGAAGCCGGCCGTACCATTGAGCTGAAGCTTGTCGATGTCCTCGTAGTACTTCTCCTGCATGGCCCGGCGCTCTTCCAGCGCATCATTGAGAATTTTCGTCTCGCGTTCATACGCCGAATCCGAAACGTCGCCGGCTTCGTGCCGCTGCCGTAAATCCTCAAGCTGGTCCTGGTAGTCCTGCTCGATCGCCAGCAGATCCAGCGCCCGCTGCTTCATCTCGTCGCTGCTATAGGCGTTCAGCAATGGCGCGTCCAGAGCGCGCTGGTCGATGTCCAGTTGTCGCTTCACGCTTGCGCCAAACTCGCTGACCGCCTTGTCATCCTCTTTGGCCTGCTTCAGCTTTTTCAGTTGGTCCAGTTCGGCGGCCAGGCCTTTCAAGCGATCCTGCTGCTTGACGCTCAGCCCCGTAAGGTTGCCCGATTCCAGTTCGAACTGCAGCTTGGCAACCTCGGTGGCCTCCTTGCGCTTGTCGGTCTCTGTGTTGATCAGCGCGATCTGCCGCTTGTAGCCCTCCTCGGCCGTGTCGAACTGGCCCTGCAGCTTTTTGGCGGCAGCTTCGGCTGCTTTGGCGGCTGCTTGCTGATCAGGAGTTGTTGGCGTAAACGTCCCCGGGGGTGTAATTGTTCCAAGCTCAGCTGCTGCTTTTTTTGCATCAATGACGTACTGGCGGATTGCGTCACCAGCCCAAGGCTTGTCGAACTCTTTCATCAAATCTATGACGATTGAGTTCGCCGTAGCCATGTTATCCACAGCATCGCTCGTTAATTTCGCAGCATCTGCTTTGAAATTCTTTGACAGGTCTCCGAACGTGATAGCGCCAAGAATCTTGTTACCAGCGGCGCCGAGTTGCTGAATATAACTGAAAGTAGTTGCGAACCCTGAGGCAATAACTCCAGCAACAACTTTAAATGTTCTTCCAAGACCGTCTGCCAAAGTGGCGGTAACCGCGACAGCTTCAACTAGGTCGTTGGCGAGCTCCTTGACCTTTTTCTGAAGCCCTCCAGCATTAGCGGTGGTATCAGTCAGATCTTTAGAGAACTGCGCCAAAACGGGCATCAGCTCAGCAGCAAGAGCGGTTTTAACCGATCCTAGATATGTCCCTAAAACAGTAAGCTCTGTGCTGAACTGCTTTGCCGCCAGAATGGTTTTTTCGTCCATTACAGCGCCGGCTGCCTCAGCTGCGTCACCATACTTCCTGAATCCCTCAGCATTATTCCGCAGCAGCGGCAGAAGGGCCGTTGCATCACTAGCGATCGCTTCGAGGTAGAAGGTCATGTCAGACTGACTGACTTTTGCTTTCTCTAGGCTGGACACGTAAAGACCCAGAGCCTGGCTACCGCTGAGGTTCTTGAACTGATCCGCCGTGACTCCGACTTTAGGAGCAATCTGCTTAAAAAAATCAGCCATGCCACCGCCGCCGGTGTTTAAAAAGTCACCGACCTTGTCATTCACATCCTTGAGAATGTCAGCAAGCTTGTCTTGTTCAATCCCTACAGTCTTGGCGCCCACCGCCATCTTCTGGAAATCAGTGACGCTGACGTTTGCGACTGCTGCCAGATTAACTATTTCAGATGCCGAATTGACAGCAGAAATGGTCATTGCAGTCAAAGCCGTAATGCCAGTGGCGATTCCAGCACCTATGGCAGTACCAACTGCCTTTGCACTATTCTCGACCTCTCTTCGCCATTTTGCGGAACTGCGCTCCGCCTTGTCCATGCCGGCAACAAAACCGCCTACCTGCGCAATGACGTCCAGAGTCAAAGTGCCTAATGATCTTGAGGCCATCTTTTTCTCCGGGCAAAAAAAAGCCCGCAGAGCGGGCGCATTGTCAATTGTGTGTCTATCGACTGAGTAGCTTAGCTTTCTCCGCTTCAAACTCTTCAGCGGTGAGAAGCCCGCGCTCTCTCAGTTCGGCTAATTTTTCAAGCTTCTGGTATGGGTCTGCTGTTTCAGAGCGAGGTGCCGTCAAATCGCTCGATTCGACGGGGGCCTGCCTTCTTATCGAAGAGACCGACCAAATTAAAGCCGCAAGCCAACCGATGCCAGTCCACCCAAGAAACAGGTTCAGCAGAAAGACTGGTGCTTTGTTGTGATGGCCCCGCAACCAGGCAACGATGAACGGCAGAAAGTACAACGCTACCACCATGCCCTTCATTACGTTGCTCTGCAGTGCACCTGCATCGACGACCATGATCCCGAACTCCGTGTAAATATGGACAATCTAACATATCACCGAAGTGACAGGCCTGATGCGGGATGCAAGGCTATGCCCACGAAGCAATGGCCTCTTCCAGGGAGATCGGTTCATCCTCATCCTCATGCAGCGCGAAATCCTTCCATGTGTACGGCGCCGGACGCTTCTGCTGGTCACGGTGAAGGTTGGCTGTCAGCGCCGCCAGCATGGCTACCGAGCGCTCAACCCGCATCCCGAGATGCAGCGAGCCGCGGCGCCTACGGTACTTCACCCAGGACCTGAACTCGCTGAGGCTCAGGTTTTCCTTGGCTTGCGCGATCGTCGAGCCCCCGACGCCGGAGAGGACGAGTTCGTGCCAGACTTCGTCTCGCTCGGTAAGCTCTTCGTCTTTCCCAGGTCGTTGACCTCTTGGATGGCGAACAGCAGAGCAACGGACAGGGCGCCGTCAAGCGAACCCAAACGCTTGGTACTCTCCGGGTCCTTTTCCAGCTCAACTGGATCAAGCGGCCCGTGAGTGATGTCCATCGGGCCGCTGAACACCGGGTTGCCGTGCTCGTCGCAGATAGACGCGGCAATACGGCCCGCAATGCTGTCCTGCCTGCCAGTAGCCGAAAGCACGTCGCTCACCGCCGTCTGGTAGCCCATCGGCCGTACGTAGACGGTGGCGGTGTAATCCGTACCATCCTGGCGCCACTTGATTTCCTTTTCCACCGGCCTGCCAGTGAACGAGCCGGTGCCCTTGAGCGCGTCGAGTGTCAACTTCATGGGTTACTCCTTGATGACCCAGCTGAGCTTGCCGGAGCGCTGAATGGTTGCTGCAGTGCTCACCGAGGTGTTGCTGGCAAAGTCGAACGGGAAATCGGCGACGTAGCCGGCGAACAGGCACCAGGTGCGGGTGGTGGGTAGCTCGAAGTCATCGCCAGCGGCGTTGACCGTGGGAGGGATGTCCTTGCCGTCAGACCAGCCGAGCGCCCAAAGAATGTCCTCATCGTCGTCATCCTGAGACAACTGGAACATGCGAACGTGGCTGGCATTGCGCGGGTCGGCCAAGATGGTGGCCGTCGCCTGGCCAGGGGTGCGCAGCCCCTTCTTGTACTTCCGCTCGGTATCGGCCAAGCAAGTGTCGTCAATCTGGTCTGCCGGCGAACCGCCAGGGTTGAACGCGGTGAGGCATTCAACCTCCATCACGGTCCTTGGGCCTGTGCCACTCAAAGGCCGCACCAAAGCATAGAGCTGAGCGCCCTGGGCTTTCATCGACATGGGTTATCTCCAGTCAGAAATAAAAAAACCCGCACTCGGCGGGCATGGGTCAAATGGATACTTCAGCGGGAAACCATCCAGTCCACGTCGAAGCTGGCTCGGTAATTCTTCGTCTCTGGATCGCGACCTTCGACCCCCCAGCGGGTGACGTAGGCGTCCAGCTCAACCGCATCACGGATCGCGTCACGAACCTTTCGGGCAGAATCGCCAGTCGCGGCGTACACATCGACCTGCAGGGTGACGCTGTCGAGATCTGGCCGGCCAGCCAGGTAGTTCTCGGGACTGCCGCTGACGATCTGCCAAACAGCGTATGGCTTGGCCACGCCCTGATCCGCTTCGCCAAACGAGTAGAGGCGCATGCCAGTCCCAGCGCCGAGCAGCGCGGTAACGGCAGGGCTCTGCAGGCAGACCTGTACGATGGGTGGTGTCATGAGCCTACCGCCTTCTTCGCTGCTCGCCGAATGGCACGGTCGATTGCCTTTTCGTACTCGGTGACGAAGGTGTTGGTCACCTCGCTGATGCTGTCGGCCAGGGCCGGGCGCATGAATGGTGCTGCGGGCATCTTCTCGGTACCGAACTCGATCAGACGCCAATGAGGCGTCGGTGCGTTCGAGCTGAGATCTCCGCCATCCTTGAGCACCGCGCCGTGCAGCACACCGATCCGGAAACCCAGGTCGCCAGTGCGCTTGAACAGCCTCCCATTCCAGCGCAGCGCGATGTTGTCCGAGATCGATCGTCCAGTGGCCTTGTCGTCGATGCGCTCAGCACCTG